ACATCACTTTTAAGTGTACTGATACTGCCGTAAACCGTTCCGCTTGTAACATAGTTTGGACTGTCTTGCTTGGGTTCTGAATCAAACGGCTTTTTGTCAAGCTTATAGCTAAGCGCCTTGGACACATATGTTTTTGTATATGCGTCCTCAATGCCATACCCTGCCAAGGTTGTCGCCTTATCCGCTTTAAGATTAATCTTCATTGTCACTGTTTCGTCAATGTCTGTTATTTCATTATCAATGCCAGTAAGTCTATTGCTCAAATTCTCATATGTTCCACGAGCGTCATACACTTCTTTAACTGTTTCAGCGATAGTTCCATATGTTTTCTCTGAAATTTTAGCGCTATCAGCGATAGAAGATGTCACTTGAATCCTGAGCGGAATAGGTGTATTTACAATCACTGTTCCGTCTTTTACAATGTTAAGTTCTATGCTGAGATATCCATATCTGCCATTGAAATTCTCAAGTGGAATAGTAACTATATTGTTTGTGACTGTGCAATCAACTGCATTATTGACTAAAACATCATCAATAACAAAAATCGCAGTAACTGTGCAACCGCTTAAATCGAGTTTTTCTCCACTTGCAATTATCGTTACATCAAGATATCTTGTCTTTTTGTCATTAATATTGACAATACCTGCAATTCGCTGCTCGTTGCGACTGTTGATGTCAATTGTAGCAGGAATATGTTTAAGTTTCATTATCTTCTAAATCTCCTTTTGATTTTTAAAAAATCAGACATCTTGAGATTAACTTCTCCTATGCCGATTTCTGTGTATTTTTCGCTAATGCTGTCATATACTGTTTTTGCGATTTTGCTTTCAATTTCTGAACCGTCTTTATGAACAATTGTCACTTTGTCGCATAGACTACAATTTTTCAGCGCCTCAAGTTCAGATTCAAGAGTGACTGTTATATTTACATATTCGGCTACTTGCTCTGTATCTTGTAAATATTCTTTAACTGCGTCTTCAAGCATAGTTCTTACTTCACTGTAGTTATAGCCTGTCTGTGGATCGACTTTAGTTCTTGTTATTTTACTTGAACAATCGTACAGATATGTTTTCTTTAAAGTCGCATTTAGATTTGTAAGGTAAGGTTCAGTAGCTGTAACTGTTACTTTTTTGCCGTCTGTTGTTTCGCATTCTGCGTATGGCATGATGTGCGTGTAATATTCATTAATCGAATTAACTTGTTTAAATTCAGATATATTAGAGCCAAATGCAATACGGTGAGTATCTGTGCCTCGATTTAGCAATAAATTGATGTTGAAGTTATCACAGAGCAATTCTGCTTTAAATACTGCCGTCAATCCGTTTTCCTCGTTAAGTAAAATATTCTCAAATGTTTCTGCCGAGTTAAACCCGAGTGAAAATTCTTTTTTGACTCCAATATTAGATGAGAAATTAAACCAACTGTATGGTGCATCTGAGTACCATACTTCATATTGAAGATTTGACATAATTGCTGATGGGGAATCCACTTCTGAATAGTTATAATACATCGGAACTGTACCGTTTTGGAAGAATAATCGTGATATGTGACTTCCTGAAATTGTCATATCTCCGTATTTATCAACTTCGATTTTCTCGATGTAAAAGAGTTGAGGATTGTCATGCGAGTTTGCTTTTGCTTTTATGTACGCTCCGTTTTTAATCTTATCAATCAATCTGTCAGTGCCTTTGATTTTTGCTTGAAATGTATACGCTCCGTTTCGTTCTTCTGTAACTTTAAATTCTGTGCATTCTGTAATAAAGCCATAGCCGTTATAGTCGAAAGCATTTGTTGAATTTTGAGCGTTATCATACAGCAGAGGAAACATTATAATCGCCTCCATCTTGGAATGATATTAATTTTACTGAACGCATTTTCCTTTTCTGAAATTACTTTAATTTTATTCCAGCCCGAAGTAAAAATAGGAAAGCTTGTGCAAGATATGCGTGCGTTCATATCTGTTATTCCCCAAAATGCAGATTGCATTTCAGAATCAAGTTCAATTAAATTTTCATTGCCAACAAAAACAGCCTTTATTTTGATTTGTGCGTTATTAACATCAAGTGTTAAATCTTGCGAGTAATTAATACGAAAATACGGCTCTGCAGAGAACTTTTCGGGGTTATAAACATAGAATTCAGTTTCTTTTTGAGAGTTTGCCGCTGCACTAAAAGATATTGTTTTTTGCCCTTCATCACTGTACCAAAACGGCTGTCTTGTAAAATTAAGAATAGTTGATACACATTTGTCTGCCTTATATTCTATTTTATCTATGCTTTTGCATATAGCTTTTGCATAATATCCCGTGTTATATGTATCTCGTAATTCTTTGTATTTGCCGTCAAAATTTGCAAATTCTTCTGCAAGCATACGAATCAAACTTTGAGTATCGTTGTAAACAAGCCAAGGCAAGCTGTTTATTTCATACGACACATCAATATTTTCATAGAAACCATTATCGGCGATTATTCCTCCGTCTTTGCCGTATATGTCAACTATCTCAAATTTTCTGTTTGATATATGATAAAAAGGTGCATTGGCTATGCAAAATCCGAGTTTGCGCAGGCTTGTGCCGTTGTATTCTAAGTTGTGCATATAATCCGCCTCCTTAGCATTCTTGGTTCAGAGTATCTATAACTGCGTGAGAAACACGCTCGTTGAAATCGTCAATATCTAAATCATTATTTATGTTGACATTTCCATAGTAGTTCAGAGCAACTCTTGGAGCATTTGTGATAACTTTATTTGTTGTACTTGATGCGGTATGGTCTAAACTTTTAATGTTATTGAACTTATCATTCAGCACATTAATATAGCCGACTGTTTCGTTAAAATCAAAGCTGCCAAGCATATCTCTCGCAATACTTTCTGTGCTTAACCTCACCTTGCTTTTGTTACCGCTAATACCAATCGCTAAGCCCTCTGTAAAATAATTACCAATTTTTTTAGCTTCCTTTGAAGGCGAATTAATACCAAGAATTTTCTTTACTGCACCAAGTGCAAGTCCGCCTATGCCTGTAGCTGTGCTCCATACATTCTTAATAGCATCTCCCGACGAAATACCATTAATAAAGCCTTGAACAAAATTATTACCTGTGTTAAACAGAGAAACACTTTTAGCGCCGCTGCGTGCTTGCCTAGCCATACTTGTGCCTGCGTGTCTAACCATTTCATTGTTTTCCATCAGTCCGTTTATTAAGCCTTGAACCGTATAAACTCCTCTTCTACGCATTGCTTCCGAAGGTGAATGGATTTCCATTCCTTTGTCATATTCAGAAATTATTGTAGATGCCCAGCCTTGACTATTCTCGACAAGTGCTCCTTGATATTCTTTCGTGCCTTCAACCAATCCGAGAACTGTATTCTTACCGCTTTCTCTTGCTGCCTCTTGCAGCTTATCCATTGAAGACCATAACTTATTGCCGTTTTCATCAGTTGCAGCAAGTATATCATTCTGTGAAATCATCTGCTGATTATATGCCATTAAAACAGCAGCGGCATCGGTGTAGTCACCGTTAAGAACTTTTTGAACATCAGACAAATCATCACTTGTCATTGTGAGTTTATTAATCTCTGCGGTTGATTCGTTATATTGGTTTTTTAACTCGTTGTATGCTTCAATCTGCTTTTTGATATCATCATACATTTTTGTTTCATCACTAAACCTGATGTTTCCGCCAATCGTTCCATATGCATTGTAAAAATCTTCCACATCGTACCCTCGCAATCTAATCGTTGCATTTAGTTTCTTGTACGCTGCATCGATTTCGCTCATTTTTTCTTCCATCTCTGACTTGATTTCAGTTCTGTTCTTGTTTGCCTCAATCTTTGCTTTCACATTAGATGATTGCAATTCTGAGATGGCAGATTGGTTTGCGAGCTTTTTATAATCGTCAATCGTCTTACTAATGTTATTTCTGATTTCGTCAAGATCGCCTTTGAGATTTACTTTTCCGTTGTCGCTTATTTCAATATATTCCGCCCAAGCATCATTGAACCCCGGAACATTATCTTTAAAATAAGTTACGATTGTTGTGAGCTGTGCTTGCTCCTCAGGAGTAAGTGTTGCTTTTCCTATAAGCTCATCTAACTTTGCTTGATACTCATCTATGAGAGTATTGTCAGAATAAAGTTCGTCCACTCTATCTAATGTGTTTTGCAAGTTATCAGTGATTTCTTGTGTGTACTCTGCGAGATTATCTTTAATTTTGTCAATTTCTTCACAGAATTTTCCAGCCTCTGAATTACTCCATTTGAGTTCGTTGTATGTTTCAACAGCAGAAACAAGCCCTATAACAAGTGTAGTGATTGTTCCGATAATATTCAAAGATTGAGCAGCGTTAAGCCCTTTTTGTGCAGTTGCAGCTATATCTGTTGCTGTTGAAAGGTTCTTATATGCTCCGATTAAATTTGAAATACCTGTTACTAATTCCTGTGACTTTTTTGCTCCCCAAATAAGAGCAGCTTGCTTAGCTACACTTTCAAGTATTGTTTCTAAATCATCAAGATGTTCAGATGCCCATTTAATCGCTTCCTTTGCGACAGGATAAAGTTCTTTACCTATCGGTTGAATTAAGTCTGTTTGAACAACTCTACCAATGTTTTCCCAATCTGATTCAACATCATCGTATTTAATGTCTTTGACTTTTTGCATTGAATCTTCAACATCTTTATAGCTGTCATTAACATCACCGAGAGAAGTTATAACTTTCAGCGCATTATCTTCACCGAGGCTCGACCACACATTTGAGGCTGTTGTTAGCGCCTCTTGGTCTGTTTTTGCGTTCTTTAAATCTTTTATTACAGAATAGAAAACATCCGCTGCGGTTGCCTTACCGTCTTTCCATTTATTGAACAATGTTGCGGTGTCTTCTGAAAAACTGCCGAGATTTTCTTCAATTCTGCCGTCAGATAATGATATTGTGAACTCTTTTACAAAGTCATTAACTTTATCCAGATTGTAAGCGCCGTTTTTTGTACCATTTTCGAGAATACTAAAAGTTTGTTCAGCCGAAAAACCTGCTTGTCCCCATATCTGAGAGTATTCCGCAAGGTTGTCTGCAAGCTCTCCGCTATAATTCAAACCGTTTTGAGCACCTTTTACGATTAAGTCGAACGCATCTTCGGCAGAAAGTCCCATATTAGTGACTAATCCGTTTATACCTCTTAATGTTTCATTTATATCAAAACCGTCAAAAGTATCTTGCAGAGTATATAGGTTTTCTGCCATTTCTTTAAGCTTGCTCGGGTCTGTTTCACTCGTAACCTGCTTAATTTTTGCAAGAGTATCGGCGATTTCTTCTTGCGATTCACCAAAGTTATCTTTGTATATGTCATTAATTACACTTTTGTACTTGAGCAGTTCGTCTTTCGTTAAGCCTGTTTGTGCCTGTAATGAATTGAGAGCTTTCTTTTCGCTGTTAGCACTTGTTATTGCAGCTACGGCTGAACCGCCTGCTGCCCCTAATACAGAGCCAATTCCTGCCGCTGTGTCAGAGATAACATCTTTAAGATTTGAAGCTGAGCTTTTTACATCATCAAGCTCTTTTTTAAAGCTGCTTAAATCGGTTTTTTGGCTCTTATCTTCAAGGTTTTTAAATTCGTCAGCTGTATCGGCAAGCTGCTTTTCAAAGTTTTCAAGCTGACTTTTTGCTTTTTCAACTTCACGCTGATATGCTCTGAACTGATCCGCAGATATTTCGCCGTTTTTAGCTTGTTCTTCAACTTGCTCTTTAACTTCATTAAGCTCTTGGAGAGCAGATGTACTGCTTTTAATCTGTTCACGCAAAACATCTTGCTTTTGTGCCAGCAGAACTGTATTATCCGGATCAAATTTAAGCTGATTGTTAATTGTTTTTAGCTCGCTCTGTAATGAACGTGAAGAGGATTGTATATTCTTCAACGCTTTTTGCAAGTCCGTTGTTTCACCTGCAATTTTAACTGTAATGCCTTTAATAGTTGATGCCATATATATCCTCCAATCTTTTGTAATCGCTCATCCATTCAGAATATTGTTGATAAGTAATGTTTCCGCTGTTGTATTTTTCTTCAACGAATGGCAACACTGATTTAAGTTTCAAGTATTTTTCTTCATCAGCGTGTATGTTCTGATTGCTTTTGAGCTTGTAATAAGTGTCAATATAATCTAAAATAAAACCAATTGAAAAAGTTTTCGTGTCAGCGACAGTCAGACCGCATTTGACGGCATAGGATAAAATTTCCTGTGCCGTCATTTGTACTTTCAGACTGCTGCCGCTGTTGCTTTTTTTGAGCTTGTTTTCAGTGATTCTACAATGAGGTCCACAAGGGGCTGTGCTGTTGATATTACTTCTCCAATGCTATACTGCTTTGAAAATTCTTTGATTGGTTTTATTGTATCGTCTGCAGATTTAGCCGCTGCCCATAAAATGCGCACAGTTGAGCTGTACTGTACTTTATTTGGATTAGCTGTCAACATATCTACATCTTTGAGAAAGCTGTGCCCTTTAAAATTATCTTCATAAATAAGCATAGTATATGCTGTTACTTCAACTTCGAGCTTTCTGTCGCCGATTGTAAGCGTTTTGTCCATTATTCTGCTCCCTTAACTGTCGGTATTACAACTGCTGTCGGCAATGTGTCTTCGTACGAAGTATATCTTACAAAATCATTGTCCGGGCGTGGTTTTGAAGTGATTGTAAATGTCGGAAACTGCGGATCAAAGTTACCCTCTGATGTCTTATCGTTGCGTGTGGCTCTTGTAGATGCAACGCAGTCAAAGTATGTGTCGATTTCGTAGAGCTTGTCGCTGTCATAACGCTCTTTAGCAACAAGTAAAGCAAAGCGAGGCAATACGCTGATTCCGCCTTTTTCAATAAATCCGCCTTCGGTTGCCTCAGCATTGCCGTACCAGTCCTTTTCAATGTCATCAACGATAGCAATAAGCTCAAGACTGATGTTGTAGCCTGCATTGTTATTTGCAACTATAACAGGCAAACCGTCTGCATATACGGTAGTTGATTCACCACTTGGCTCTGCACCGACTGTTCTGCCGCCTGCTTTGTCGGACTTAAACCATTTAACCTCGCCATATGTAATTTTGCCTTCTGTTGTTTCTGTAAGCATAGCATAGCCTACTTTTGCGATTGTTTTGTTCATAAGATAATCTCCTTCGTTATTTTCTTTTAATTCCTCCACCCGTTGCCTTTGAAGAGAGAATTAGTTTTTTAACTTCGTTTTCAAATTCTTTGTGAATTTGCTCGCTTGCAGGAGCAATGTGCACTTTTGGCATTACAGTTCCGCCTTTTCTGCTTGCGTGAGGTTTTTCGAGCAAGTGTGTAAGCCTGTATTCTTTGCCTGAAGCAAAGACCGTCTTTTCATAGTAAGCATTAAGTTCGTTTGTAACTTTTACTTTGAACGATCTGCGATATTTTTTTCTTTTGCCAACAGGTGCCGCTTTTTTAATTGCTTCTTTAAGCTCATCTGCTTTAGTATCAACAAGTTGTATTACGCCCATTTGTATATCTGCCGTATACCCTGCAACTTCACGAGATATAGTTTCGCCAATTCTGTCGATACCGCATTTTTTGTTGCTCATATTTTGTAATCAACTCTTACTTCATAATATGATACACACATTTTTTCTGCCGCAATCCACGCTCGGTTAGTCTTTTTCCAAACAAGATTATTGCTATTAAGCCATTCTGCAAATTTTTCTTCGCTTGCATGGTCTGTTCTGTCTGTATATAGCTCAATATCAATCTTGCCATATAAAGTAAAAATAGCTTTTCCGTCTGCATATACATTTTTATCTTCATCTTTGAAATAAGCAATAAATGGAGTTTCAACCGGTTTGCTAAAATCAGCTTCGGCAACTTTGAAGTTGCAAGTTTCAAGTAAGCCGACGAATTCGTCATAATTTTTAAAAGTCATTTGCTTTCTCCTTGTATAAGCCTCTGCAGGACAAAGATAAAATAGTGCAAGGTGGATTTTTACATCTGTCATGTTGTACCTGCTCAATTTTGTATCTTGTGCAGTCAATTACCAAAGCCATATCCGGCTGAATTTTCTCATCACAATGTATATGTATCACTTTAGAAAGTTCAATATCATTTTGCTTTGCACCATAGTAACGAGTAACCCCGACTTTTTCGTTGCCAAAGCGATACTTTCGTGCTGTGTTAGCGATAATAGTATCGTTTTCGTCTGTATCAAAAACAAAAGCTACACCGTCATTAAATGTCAAAAACTTAATATCACTTTGAGTCATAAGCTTTTACCTCATATTCTTGCCTTAACATCAAAATATCCGCTGCAAAGTTGTTGTCAAACTGTTCTGTTGCGTTGCTGTAAGCATATCGGCAGTAGTCAAACAACAAACTTCTTGCTCTTGTAGAGCGTATGAAATCCTCATCAGTTAAGGCAGGATGGAAAGAGCGGAGGTGTTGCTTGCCATTTTCAATTATGATATTAATTTTTGATTTTGCGCTATCGTCAGTTTTGATGTGTTCGCTGTCAAAATCAAGCATATTAATCACATCATCAATTAACTGTGCCATAATTCAACACCTCCTGCTTATTATGTTGATGATTTAGAATTGAGAGTAACCTCGATAGCGAGCGGTTCAAGAGCGCTGATATCAAGCTTTAAGAAATCAGTTTCATCATACGAGAAACCTGTTGCGAATGTTTTAATTGTGTATACTCGATTGTCTTCGAGAAACTGGTTCTGATCAGAGTATTCGAGTTTACCGCCCTTGCCTGTCGATACGCAGGCTTTGTATTTAGAAAGCTGGCCAAGAGCAGCAGTACCTACTGCAATCATTTCAGACTGAAATACTCGTGTAGGATAAGGAAAAATGTTGTTTTTATAGCTACCGTCAGTAGCGAGAACAGTAGTTGCAGGAATAACCTTGGTGAGGTAATCAACAGGATTGACAATTAAGTCAACAAACGGCACTGACTTGGTTTTGCCGCCTTTGCCTTTTGCAATCTTACCGATCAGAGGCATATATGACTTAATATCGAGTTTTGTAACTTTAGTCGCCGTCTTGTCAGGATATGCACCTGCGGTTACTGAGCCGTTAATATTCTTGAGAATACCCACAGGCTTGTTCTTGCCGTCACCATTGATAAAACCGTCTTCAAGTCCGTAAGCAAGAGCATCAGCAAGAATTCTGCGAACATAAGCGTCAATGTATGTAGCTCCGAGTTCAAGCATATCCTTTGGAACAGGAATAAATGCTGTAAGCTTTGATGTTGAGAAGTCTTTTTCTTCAATGGTTCCAGCGAGCTCCTGTGCAATCTGAGAATTAAGAGCGCCCCAAGCTGCCATCTGCTTTGTATCTGTTGCAAAAATTGCTTTCACTGAGCCGTAAGTGTTTTCAATATTGATAGCATCAAGAAGTGGATGCTCATTTGAAATGTCTTCAAGAACTGTATCAATTACAGTCTGCGGAATAGTTACATCAAGACCTGCAAGGCTCTGCTTAACATCAACCGACTTAGATGCAGTTTTAATGTTGTTGTAAAAGGTCTGCTCAGCTGATGTGAGCTGGCGGAAACCTCTTTTTGCAAGGATAGCGTTGTCGGCGGTCGCACCTACTTCCGCTGCTGTGTCGATAATGGCCTGCTGAAGACTTGTAGCGTACTGCTCAAACGCAGATGTCATCTTAGCTTCGTCTTTGTCTGCGAACGCTTCCTTCAACTGCTTTTCAAAATTTGTTTTTGCATTGTTGATAAAATCAAGATTTTTCATTTTTAATCTCCTTTATAAATAATTTTTATTTTTGAAATAATTTTCAAAAAAATCAAAACTGTCTTTTTCGTGCTGAGTGAGGTTTGGTTCCTGTAGCTTTTTACCAAGCATTTTTGTGAGTTCTGCCGCTGCTTGTTTTGCTTTAGGATTTTTTCTCTGTTCAGCCTGTTCGATAACTTCTTTTGAATCCGTTAAGTCAACAGGGTCGAGAATTTCATCACACAAGCCGAGTTCGAGCGCCTCCTGTGCAGTAAGGAATGTTTCAGCGTCAAGCAGTGGCTCGAGCACATCTCTCGTAAGCTTATCGCCTGCGTGTACGAGATAAGAATTAGTGCTCGCTTCACTGATTTTATCAAGCTGTTCTGCATATTCTCTATGTTCTTTAGCGTTACCGTAGCAAGCACCGATAGCGTGATGAATCATCATAGTTGTATTAGACGGCATTATGATTTTATCCGCTGCCATAGCTACTACACTTGCGATTGAACACGCCATACCGTCAATATACGCAGTAACAGGTACATTCTGCCTTTTTAACAGATTGTAAATAGCGACACCTTCGTCAACATAACCACCAACTGAATTGATGTACAGTTCGATACTGCTAATAGTCCCCGCTTTATCAATGGCTTTTCGGATATACTCTGCACTTGTAGTTGAACCGTAGTAATAGCCCCAACAGTCTAAATACCCCGGTTCAATTTCACCGTACAAATAGACTTGCAAGACATTTTCATCCGCAATCTGCCTGATTTTGTAGTTTCTTTCTTTCACTGAGTTTCACCACCTTTCAATGTTTCATCTGCTGTCTGATAGTTTTTTGTAATGTAATATTTCTGTGCCCATTCTTCTTCGCAAGGCAGCATATTACAATACTTTTGAGCCTTGGCAGGGGAAAGAACACCGCTTGCTATTGATTTGTCAAGATTATTTGCATTGCTTATCGCATCTATATGCTTAACGGTTGTTGTATCAATAAGCATATAATTGCCTTTTAAAAATTCGGAATTTCCAAATTTCTTTTTTGTAATTTCTTGTTCGAGCATTTGAGCAAGAGGATCTATTGCATTTGCGATAGCACAATCCATAGCGTCCGAAAGCATAGATGCCTCGCCACTAAGGATAGCCGGCGGAATGTGTAAAGCGTTTCCAACAGTTGCATATGCCTCTGCTCTTAGCTTTTGAATATCGGTAATTTCACTGTTTGTAGTTTTCCCTGCCTCTGTTGCAGGCTCTGTATACTTCATTCCTTTGAAAACAGGTAATACAGCATTCTTTGACTCATAATATTTTTTGAACTGCTTTCCGAGAATTTCAGAAAATGTTTCGTTAAAATCTTTATCGCCAAAGTTAAAGTTTTCAAAAGTTACTATACCTTTATGCCCTACGGCTTTATTGTAGCGCTCTTGAGCAGACATCATAAGTTGCTCGCATGTAGTGCACATTTCGGCTAATAAGCCTCTGAGAGCAAAGCTGTTGTACTTTAAATAAATTACTTCACTTTCACTAAAAGTACGCTGATATGTAAAATTTCGGCAAGTTACACTTGTAAAAATATCATCAAAGGCAGCATATTCCGTTTTGCAAAAGCTATCTGCAATGAGCAACTGATTATCAGCAGTTGAAATAATTAACAGTTCGTTGTCAAAAATTAATTTTGAAATTGCTTGTGTTAAAAACTCGACTTTCGTTTGATGTTTGTTCGGTGCATAATTCCATAGATAGTATTCAAGACCTTTGTACTCCTTGTTATTCATAACCGTAACAAATTCGCTTTTAGCAAGACTTTTTGCTATAAAATCAATTGCAGTAAACAGTGCAAGTTCTGTTAGCCTAAACCGCTGTTCGGCGGCAGAACAACTATCATCAAAGCTGTTGTCATTTTCTTGAGGGGCTGCTTTAATTTTTCTGCGGAAAAAACTAAAAATATTCAAAATATCACCACCTTATATGCTGATAGCTTTAAAAAATTTCTCGAAATTGTCTGTTGAAATAGGCTGGCTTTGTCTGAGCAAATCTAATTGTGTGTATGCCGCTACAAAAGCCATAAAGCCGTCTGTTTTTCTTGACTTCGGCTCAATTTTCCCGTAGCTGATATTGCCGTTTTTATCCTCTATTGCCGATGTATTGTTAGTGTACCAACGCATTAATGCCGAATTACCCCACACGATTTTGTGATTAGCAAAATCAGATGCTATCAGCGGAGCTACAAGCATTTTGTCTGACGGACGCACGAGTTTTAAGTTATTAAGCCCCTTGCGGTCACACTCAAATCCACACTCCAATAGAGGACTTTTGAGCAAAGTGTAGCGGTAATTATCAAGCGCTCCTGCTATGATGTTGTAGTGCTTTTTCTGTTCTTTGAGCCATTCTGCAACAATTTGTGGCGATATTTCTGCACCATCAACTCGTTGTAGGTCAGGCTGTTTATCATACGGAAATTTAATTCTGCTGAGGTCAGCGGATTGTGAGCAATACCACGACATCGGTTTCCAAACAATTTCGTTATCAATCATAAACAGCAAACCTGCTCCGAGAAAATCTGTTGTTTTAGTATAGTCAAGACCAAATACACAAGTTTTGCCTTCCAAATCAGGCAGCGGTCTGTTAGTTGCTTTAATGTTTTCCCACGCTGTGACCGGGTGCATTTCTGTACCTTTGGGGATATTCATACGCTTAGTCATAAAAGATGAATTGTTTACTTTGTCACGCTTCCAATCCTCAAATTCCTTTTGAATTTCTCTTAACAAATTTGGAAAATATTGCAACGACGGATTTGCTTTGTACCAATTTTCTTGCTCATATACCTCTTTTTCGTTGTCTAACCTGCATATGAAATAAAGAGTGCCGTTGTCAGGTGCATCACCATTCAGCACTTCAAGACCTGCGGCAAGCTCGTTGTCAAGTGGCCCGTCCCGAACATCTCCCATAGTTGTAATTGTTGTTCTGCGTGGCATAGCTTTTTTGCCTAAGCCCGTTGTGAAAACATCAATGAGCTTATAATTTTCATATGCGTGCTTTTCGTCAAAATCTACTTTGCCGGGTCTGCCTCCGTCTTTCGTTTTGCTGTTTGAAGTTCTGTATCTGATTGTTGAATTAGTCTTTATGTTTGTAATCTCTGTTTTATTCCACTTAAAATGCCGCTGCATTTTTGTAGAATTGTTTTCCAAAATCTCGTAGATGTCATTAAAAGTTGTGCTTGCTTGCTCTTCTGAGGTCGCACAAATGTCAATGTCATAATTGCGTATGCCGTTGACAGGCGTGAGCAGAGAAAAATCTTCAAATGCAAGATAGCCGTTTTTTCCTGCGCCTCGCCCGACCACACAAACTAAATCGGGAAATCTTAATACACCCGGTGCGGAATATGTGCAATTATGCAGAATAAAACAAAACTTTTCCCATGCAAATAATTCGTATGGAAAATATTTCTGTAGAGCAAAATACTTTTCAACCTGCTCACTGTCAACATAGACTTGCTCATTTTCGAATACTTTTTCTATGAAATTTACAAGCTGTATTTGCTCTTTGCATACACGATATTGACCGCTTTTTACTTGCTTTATGTAATCGTCAAGGTATTTACAGTTCGTCATTTACATCACTTTCGACCTTGTCAATTGATAGCCCCATTTGCGAAAGAATCGCAAGTCTTTGCTTGTTGTACATTATTGAATTTTTCACTGACGGATTGTCTTTAGTGTATTCTTTACCTGTCGAGGAAATTGCCTTGTATGACAAGCCGTTTTTCTTGATGTCAGCTTGCATTTGTCGTTCAAGTTTAGTGTAGAAAATGTAACTTTCGATTAAGTCACGATACACATCAATGTCTGCTCCTTTTAATGTGAGTTGTTCAATTAAGCTTTCCTTGATTTTTGCCATTTTAACTTGTGCCATTTTATTGCTCCTTTCACAAAAATTTCTCGTGCGTGTGTGCGAGGACAAATTGTCTACCCTGTACACCGTTATCCATACGCTTGAGGCAAATGCGATTTTTGACCCCGGGGGTGCTACCATTTTTCGGAAAATTCTTCTGAAAAATTTTTTTCTTGCAGTTTGTGATGCTCTTTGTAATGACAATCTTTGCACAAACATTCAAGATTGTTGATGTCAAGAGCAAGGTCAGGTCTTGCTCTAAGATATTTCTTGTGATGTACCGCTTCACAAGGGCTATATTTTCCTACGGCTCTGCACCGTTCACATTCATTGTGTTCCATTGTACGCTTTTTATCTCGTACTCTTTGCCAGTCAGCAGTTAGATAGAACCTGTATGCTTTGCCGCCTTGTATTTGTTGTATTACCCACTCTGTTGTTACATTTCTTTTTATCATTTTGCAAATAAATAAGCCGCTGCATTAACAGCGACTTGATTAACTTTGTATTTTCTGAGCTTTGCTCAATTATATTCTAACACACCCTTAAGCGAACAAACGAACAACTTTCACCACTCATAGCGATTGCACATCATACGCACTCCGTCCTCTGTATTCCCTCCGCCCATAATGAACGCTATTTCTTTCCAAGAACGCTTATCACGCAAATGCAAAATTAAGCAGCTGCCCTCTGTTGTTTCAGCTGGTATACTACATATTGCAACAGCTCTTCTCGTTTCTGTGTTGTGTAATTCGTTTCGAAGGTCAGCTATTTGGGGCACTATCTTGTCAATGCTTCCTGACGCACTTGCTCCGTTTGCAGCAGTAATGTTTGAGGTAATGTGCGTTACCTCCGCTTCAAGAGTGGCTATCCTGACTCTGTAATTACAGATATTGTCACTCATTTCTCTGATTTGTTTTAGGTTCATTGTTTGTCAGCCTCCTTGTTGCAGTCAATTGCATAAATACAAAATGATAGCTTGCTCCAGTGAAGTCATTAACCCACATATCGTCACGCACAAGATAATAGTCTTGTGGGATTGGTAGAGCTTCGCCTTTTTCAAGTTTTTTGAATTCACGCTTTTGCAAAAAACGGGCAAATTGCTTTTGTACTCTTGTCAACCATTTTGTTTTCCTCCCTGCACCAATAAGCCGTCCGCAGACAGCTTGTTTATGAAATATCAAATTTTTCGTACGCAAGAGGCAAAAAAGCAAAGTACCAGCTTGCACCTGTTATATCGTTGTAATTGTAGTTCTCATCGTCCTTGAGCATAAAACAGCCGTCAGGAATTTTTATCATTTCACCACGCTCAAGTTTCTTAATCTCCCTGCGCCCTGCCTCTTTTACTGCAATCTCAGGCTTTTTAAGACATCTCGCCGTCCTTATCCTCTTTTCCCCTGCTACATCTTTGCTTATGTATTCCGCAAGTTTTTCGTAGTAACCGCTTGTGTATAGTGCAGTAAAGTTTATGCCGTCGTACTCCCAAAACTTCTGCACAGACTCAAGTGCTTCACGCTCAACAATTATATGCATATGCCAATTTTTTCCCAACTTTCCGCACTCGGTAAATGATATGTATTTAAATTTCTTACCTTTCTTTCTGAAAGCATCACGCATTTTTCGCTTCCATTTATTTGCAATTTTTTCAAATTCCTCTTCGGTAAGTTCGGTTCTCGGAATACTTAAACGCACAAAATAGTCACCGCTTGTAAAATTGCAGAGAATAAGCCTTTGCATATTTTTGATTGCTCGCATTCTGTTAGCTCTTTTTTGCTTTTCGGGTGTAAGACTCTGATTTATTTTTCTACCCCCGTAATTTTTTCCAATTTTGCGAAAGGATCTGTAATATTCAATTTCTGTAAGCGGACCACTTTTAATAGTTCTTTTGTATGTAAACATTATATTATACATCCTTTCTCAAAGTTCGTCACTTAAATAATTGCTTTAGCAGGAAAGTCAAGCGGCTCAATGGCCGCTTTTTTCTTTCCGTTACACCTTAATTCCCGCTCTGTTTTATCTCACCATATGCGTCCTTATACGCTTTCAGCTGTCCGCTCAGGTATATGTTCTGTTCAATCGCCTTGCACAAGTTCACTTCATTGCTGCTGTATGTATCATTAAGATTCTTAAGATTTCCATACACAAGGTTCAACTTTTCTCTGTACTTTCTGCAAGCCTTTACAGCTTTTTCTTTTTCATCTGCGAGCTTTTGCACCGATTCCAACATTTCATCCATCAACTTTTCCCTGTGAGCAATGCAGCTTTTCAAGTTTTCTATCTCTTCCTTTGTTTCCCTTTTATCAATTCTGTGAATTTCATAAGAGATAAAAGAATAAGCCGCAAATAGTGCAATTACAATAACACAGTACATTCTCTAACCCACCTTTCTATAAACGCACTTAATCGCCTTAATCTGATTATCAGTAAGATTAACAATGTCCTCTCTTGAAACGCCTACAAACATCACCGTTCCCTTGTAAACCTCGCCTGTATCCTTGTTCTCAAGATTATCCTTGCCGCTGCCCGAATAAATCATCTTAATTCTGCCTTTAAGCAAGTCCTTGTTTTTGAGTTTCTCACTCCTCAAAAAGTTCTCAATCTCAACCCTGTCAATCATCTCAACCATACCTCTAATCTCGTCCTTGTAGCCGAGCGGCTCTGCGTACTTGAAAACCAGTACCTTTTCCTCTGCCATCGTTTTTATTCCGTCCTTTCTTCCTGTATATTTTCCCCAGCAGTTGCACACCACTCCTCTGCTCCTCGCTGAGCAGCGTGTAAAATGCCTGCAATTCTCACAGCTTTTCATCTTCACTGTCCGCCTTTAGCTTTATGTACTTAAGCAGTACAGCCGAGGCCTCCTCCCAGCCATAGCAAACAAGCGCCAAATTGCCCTGCTCTCTTAGTCTCTTAATCCATTTCCGCTGCTTTTCAGTCGCTTTGTTGTTGCCCACCTTGAGTTCAATGTAAAGTGCGTGATATTTTCCCCTCGATACAGGCAGGCACAAATCAGGCACACCGGCTCTCACACCTTGCCTTTTAAGGTTAAACGCCTCTTTCTGATTTCTCTTGCCACCATTTGGTACATGATACAGCAAGTCAAGCTGCGGATAAGTATTTCTCGCATACGCAACCCAGTTGAATAGCTTAATCTGCTCATACGCCTCATTTTTCATTCAAGCACCTCCAAATCACCAAGATAATCAGCCACAATTCCGAATGCAATCAACATTCCCTCACTTATGTAATAGTTTCTGTCTTTTCGACTTTTTCTGTTGTTAAGACTGTTCAGCTTGTCCTGCTCGCTTTCTATGCGTTCAGATATTTCTGCTTTCAGTTCGTCAAGTGTCATTGTTTCGCTCCTTTTTTCTCTCCTCAATTCTTCTTTTGTGTACTATTTCTCTCTGTATCATATCGTTATATTCTTCCTCGCCGATAAATTCCTTGAAACAGCTTTCGCAGTAATCTAAATTAAATCTGCCGCCGTATGTAGTGTATGGTCTTACGGTTAATTCAACTTTTCTGTGGTCGCCGTATTTTAATTCTTTTCCACACTTGTTGCAAAATGTCTTAGTCATTTACTCTCACTCTCCTCAATGAGCTGATTCCAACATTTAATGCAGTTGCGGTCTTCTCTGCAACCCTCTATGCTTATCAGTCCTAAGTTCAGTCCTAAGTCATACGGACATATGCCTTTAGGTATTCCGTCATCATTAAGCGGAGCATCCGGATAATTCTTCAAGAACTTACTCAAATATGTTTTTTGTGGATGTTCATCGCTCCAATTCTGTATGATTGCAATTGCTTTGTCAGGATAACTCTTTTCAAGATTTGTACACGGAATATTCATGCCATTATTTGAACGGCTCAAAGGGCAGTCGCCACAAACAATTTCACATATATATGTACCATCGCTCATTCTTTGTTTTTTCGTCATTCTTTGCTTTTCAGCAAAATAATTTTCTGTTTTTGAACAATCAATCATTTACTCTCACTCCTCCAAAAGTTCGGGATTATCAAAGATGTTGCCAATGACCATAAACCACTTAAAATATTCGTTCCTTTCAAACAACTCGAAATCATCAACATAATTTCTGTTACCGTTTTGTGCAATGGCAAACTTGCCGTTATCGCTATCCCAAAAGACTTCGTAAATTCCTTTACTGCCGTCCATATCATCAAACGCCAAAATATCACCCTCAAAAATCTTAGCACCGTTCTTATCCGTAAAGCCTGTGTACTGACCTATTGTGTCGCTTTCAATATGCCACACATTTGAAGTATTGTTCTTGTACTGCTCTTTAATTACCAGACCCTGGGGTTCAATACTTAAAAATCCGTACTTCCATTCGTTTCCGAATTTACCTCTGAATAATATTTCTCTCATCTACATTCTCCTTTTATTGCTCAGTATCGCATATTTCCTCTGAGCTTGCTTAATTCTCGCAGATCTGCACGCATTACATATGTCGTTACTTTTCCTTTCAAAAAAAGTAATCCCGCACCTTTTGCAAAACTGTGGCTCAACTCTCTTAAATGATGTGCAGCTGTCGCAGTCTTTTTCGTTTGCCGTACAGCCGTTTATGTTATCCCAATAGGTACAATAATCTTTTTGCCAAAATTCAGCGTACTCACTCTCAACATTTGAGTTCTCTTTCGCAACACATTTAATTTCACCTGCAAGCATAGATAACAAGACTTTTACCTTCTCCTTGTCCTCATCAGACATAAACCTCTTGTATTTAATCGTCCTGTCCGGAAGATTATCGCCAAACTGATCATTGCCAATGTATGCTCTTACCTTATCAAGCCTTTCAGTCAAGTAATAGTCAAATACTCGACCTCTGATAGCTTTAACAGATTTGCCAAGCACATCTGACATTTCTTCATACTTATAGCCTGATTTAATCATTTCACCAAGCTTCTTAAATTCTTCCTCGCTCCAGGGTATATGATTATCCGCTTTCACCGGGCGGTATCTAATGTTAAGATCGCATATTCTCCTTTGTATTGCCCCCTCTGAGCGGCATAGAATTTTTGACAACTCCTTGTATCCGTATTTCTGCTTTTTTAGCAGCTCGCTCAAGTAGTTGTCCTCCCATTTTGTCCAAGGCGTAGTCTTAATTTGCTGTATCCGCACAATATCAGACTTTCTTTTCCTTTCAACCCATTCAGGTTCTGCACCCAAACTATTCTTTTCAAACTTTGAAAAATCCAAAAAGCCTTGATTCTTGTACGCCCAATCCCAAAACTCTTCAATCATCACCATTTCAAAGACCTGTTCATTGCGCCTTACCTTATGAGTTTTAAGTCCTCTGCTCAAAAACCAAGAAATTTTGCTATATGAGTTCGAATAATTAAGTCCCAATGCTTTAAACAACTGATTTTTAGTGATATATATACTGTTTTCGAGGAACGCTCCCAAGTGCAGCCTGTAAACTTTTTGCAGCACCGAGTTTTCACTCCTGCTCAAATTTTTACAAATCAGCCCAAGTCTAACATTTCCCCACGCATTCCGTAAGTAATCAACCTCTTCCTGCGTCCAGTTCCTTCTCATTTTTTACCTGCCTTTTTCTTTTCTCCTGCTTTCTCGCTGCCCCACACTTCAGACATAATCTTGCCCTCACGCACCAAAGCGCTGTACTCGCCATAGCTGTAATGCGTGTTGTGCTGCTTATTGTATCTGCTTATCTCTATACATTTCTTGTCCAGTCTGTCTAAAACTTTTTTCATAGCCTTTCACCTCAATATTCTATCCCTATGTAATCAAGCACCCTTGCCCAGCCGTACTGAGTTCCGTCCTCGTCTTTACAGCAACGGTACATCCAATATTCCCATTCTTTCGGATTGCGCTCTTTAAGCAGGTCAAATCTGTGCGGTCTTTTTTCAAGTTGAATACCAAACCCACACATAGAGCAGCCTGTGCGCTGTGCTTTTGTTGTATACAAAGTACCGTCATCTTTGCGCTCAATCGTTCCGTAAATTTCAGGAACAGGTACTTCCAGCTCAAGCGCAAGCTGTAAAATATCCTGCCTGTTAAAAATAGCAAATGGAGCTGATCTCACCGTTGTCTTGCCAAAATAGTTACACCCATTAATCATAAGTGACTTTGCTCTTCTACCACCCTCAGACGCCATAAGTCCCAGAAATGGCACACTGTTATGTTCTTTTGCCCAATCGTCGCAAGGCTTTTCCTTTAAATAGTAGCGGCATTTCGATGAAACTTTAAAATTCGGTATGCCATAATTCACACCCTCATTTTCGTTCTCATAACCGCCAAATTTCTCAAGCCATTTGTTGCTCAGTTTCATTCGTGTGTTTTTTCTATAACCGCCAAACTCTCCCGTTTCACCTGTTATTATTGCGTGCCTTACTGTTTTATTTTTTTCGGTCGGATGTTGCAGAGTTTCAATCTTACCTGCAATCTCTTTTGACAATACAGGAAATCCAAACTCCTGCAATATCTCAGGCTTTTTCCATCTATGCTCCGTTCCGTTCTCGTCAACATATCTTACAGCTGACTTTAAGCGCTCAATTCCTAATTGTTTATGTACTCTCTGAATGCTTACATCTTCAAGATAAGAAACGCTTATTCCCGGTGCGTGGATTCCTATTGACCTCAAAAACATAAACAAAGTAATACTGTCAAGTCCGCCTACGCTCACATGAACATCTAAATCACGCTTTGCAGCCTCGTTATAAAACTCCCATGCTCTTATATATGCGTATCTTTTCTTAAACTCATAATCTTGTTTTTGCTTAACTTTAAAATCAGCAATCTTCTTCTCAGCACCAATTCTGTTAAGTCTTTCCATTATATTCTCTGCCATTGTGAAAACCTCTTTTATTTTTAGTGTGCTGGAGCAGCCGCACCTGCTCCGCAGTAACATTATGCAAGTCAGTAATATTATTAAATTTTAGGAAGAATAATCAACAAAAGTTAATTACCAATATATAACAAGCCGTGCGGAGCTTATTAACTAATTAAGATTTGTAATTGTATTGCTTAAAAATGTTTTCGCAATCTGTTTGAGCTTTTCTCCTTTTGCAGGATTTGTTTCAACCATTTTTTCAATGCTATTAATGAATTTTGCAAGCTGAGTCAGTATGACTATCTTATCTTAGTAATTCATCGATTGAGATCTTGAATATATTTGAAAGCTCAATTATAGTATCAATATTAGGTTCCATCTTGCCTTGTTCGTATTTTGAGATTGTAGTTCTGCTTAAATATATTTTTTCGCCTAAATCAGTTTGTGTAAGATTATTTTTTATTCTCAATTCTTTTAATTTTTTAGAGAACGACATTTTCACCACTCCCTTAATTTTACATAAATTTTTCGTGTTGGTACTTTAAATTTGTATCGTCAAGGTCAAGATAAATTTTCGTTGTGTCTAAACTTTCGTGACCGAGCATTTTTTGAACATCAACAAGGGACATTCCTTTTTTTATTGCTTTTGTAGCTGTTGTTCTTCTAAACCTGTGTGGATGGCAGTTGTTTACATTAGCGTTCTGACCTATTTCTTTTACAAGTTTTTCGAGTGTGTTTACACTCATTTTAGAGAAAGGAAATTTGGTCGAACAAAAAGCATATTCAGCATTATTGTTACGTTCTTTCCAGTACTCTTGTAGTCTTAACTTTGTGACCTGATTAAGGTAAACATTTCGCTCCTTTGCACCTTTGCCAAAAACGACCGCTGTTCTTGCATCTAAATCGATGTCAGTGCATTTGATAGAACATAATTCAGTTGCACGACATCCTGTTGAAAGTAAGAATTCGACTATTGATATCGCTCTTTTCTTTTCCAAAACATTATTTTTGTATGTTTGACAAGCGTCCTTGATTTTTGTAATCTCTACATCCGAAAAGGCTTTCTTTTTCCTTTTAGGTTTTCTGATTTGCTTGATTTGAGCACAAATGTTTTTGGATATGTATTCTTCGTTTGAAAGCCAAGCAAAGAAGTTACTAAGAATTCTTCTTTCATTATCAGCTGTTACAGGAGATACTTTATCGTCCATCTCTCGCACTGCTAAGTAATAGCGAATGTCATCTGTTGTGAATTGAGATAGCTTTTTAGAAAATTTACCTAAAAATGTGTCTATTACATTTTTATAATAGTTTAAAGATTTTTCACTTAATCCTTCAACCTTTTTAGCAACAAAAAACATTGTGTAACCTTTCGTATCGTCATCATACTGAACTATATCTGTGCAAAGCTTTTCTTCAATGACATAATTTCCTAATTCGCTGAACAATATAGTTTTTAGTTCGTCCTTTTGAAATTCATTGTAATTGTTGAGCTTTGGAAATATTCTTATCCAAATAGTTTGTAAATCCATTTTTTCACCATCCAACAACTTCGTTGATCTGTTGTGCTTGTTCTTCTGAGGTCAATCTTGTATATATTGCTGTTGTGCTTATATCGCTGTGGCCAAGCAGATCACCAAGCAGAGTTATATCATTATTTTGTTTTAAAAATTCCTTCGCAAAAAAATGTCTAAAAGAGTGTGGATGCATCACTTCTTTTGGAACACCTGCTTTTGGTGCTGCTTTGATGAGCAAAGAAGAAACTCCTCTGGATGTCATTTGTCCTCCAAAACGGTTTTCTATGATGTAAGTTTTTCCACAGTGATTTTTAATGTCTTTGATGAGCCTGTCTGGAAAATATATTCTTCGTTGCTTGTTTCCTTTTCCAATGATATCAGCATATCCTTGTTCAAGCATTGCAGTTTTTAAATTGACCAGTTCTGATACTCTCACTCCTGTACCTGCTATAACTTTTGTAATTAGCCATACCTTTTGAGAATTATCTTTTGCCCAGGAAATTAAATGTTCATATTGTTCCTTATTTATTGCGTTGTCGCAAAATGTTCTTTTCTGTTCCTTCGCTCGATGAAATTGATAGTCTTTAAATCCGACATATTCCATATAAGCTGTCATTCCGCAAATTCTTAGATTAACAGTTTTTGGCTTCCATTTGTTTTTCAGTTCCTGCTCATACTTTGAAAGGTTTTCCGAGTTTAATGTTGCGTATTGCCGAAAAAATAATTCAACACCTTTTACATATGCGTCAATGCAATTTTCAGAACGACCTTTGTTGATTAAATGCTTTTTAAAGCCTTCTATATCCTTATCACTCTTTGGGAAAATTGTAATGCTTTCTACATTTGATGAGGCTGCATTTGAAATTTTTAATCCGGACTGCAGCAAATCAATTATTTCCTGTTGATTTTGAATGATTTTTAAAAGCAATTCTTCTTGCATAGACTCATACCTTCTTATAGCAGTTCTGAATATGAAACATCGGAGTAGTCCACAATTCGGCTCCCTTTGAACATTCCTCAAAATAATTGGTGTATGGTTCGGTTAAACTGTCGGCTACTTTAATGACCGCTGCACAACCTATCAATGATAGTGCTGTATAGCACATCAAAGCGGTTAGTTTACTGAGCTCTTGGCAGACTAGCACACTTTGTGTCTGATAATTGATGTTATGATTTTTTAACACCTCACAAAATGCAATTACATTTGCACCACCACCTACGGCCGGTTCGAGAATTGTAATATATCCCTTTTTAGATATTTCTGATTCGGCCTTTACTTTGTCAAAAGTGCTTTCTGCCATAGCGTAAGAAACAGCATAGGGAGTGAAAAATTGTCCAAGCGAATCACTACCCATATTAAGTTGCATATATAGGTCACCAAGCAGATCTCTAAATGGATTTTTTTCAATCATATTTGTAATTTCAGCAAAAATATGTAGAATAACATCAATTTCATTATCACTGTAATTCTTGATTATGTCCTTATATCTTGTTTCATTTTTTGAAAAATTTATGCCAAAACAAAATGTATTTTGAATACTTAATGCCATTATTTCTATGCAATCATTGAATACTTGCCAAAGGGATCTCGAGCCTGTTAATTGATTAAATAACTTAACCAGCTCTTTGTATTCTTGTTTAACTTTTATTGATGCCATTTTATCAACTCCTTACGGCAAATCTTTTTCTCTATGTTTCATATAATTTCTCCTTAAATGCAAAAAAGAGCAGCCGCACCTGCTCCTTTGTTGTTATGCAAGCAGTAAAAGTATTATATTTTTATTTTAAGAGGAATAATTAACGAAAGTTATTACTTTCTATATAGCAAGCTGTGCGGAGCTTATTAACTCAGTTAATTGATTTTATTCATCGCTCATCATCAGTTTTTCGGCGCAAAGCGATAAAAACTCACTCACCGTTAGCTTTCCGCTGCTTTTAAAATTCAGCAGCTTTTCCCACAATACTTTATTTCGTGGCAGCGTATTCGCTATTGCATTTCTTATTGCTCTCTCGGCTCTGTTGCCGTTAGAAAAGAACTCTTTGCCTACTTCCTCGTACAGCTTGCAATAGCTCACCTTCTTGCGTGCTTTTCTCTGCTCAATCAGCTTGCAAATCGCACTTGCAGAATATCCGTATCCTATCAGATTCGGAGTAATGCCCAAAGCAAGCAGCAATATTCTTGTCCTTTTTTCAATCGACTTTTTCATAATTTCACCTCTTGATTTTTCTGCGGCTTATTGCTATAATAAATATGTAGTTTAGGCAATAAGCCTTACTTGAGCGTTGACCACTGCCCTGTGTCAGCGCTCTTTTTTTATATTTGCACCTCTTGCAACAATAAGGTGCTGCCTTTTTCCCATATCCGTCTGAACCATATCAACAAGTTCAACCGATACCATCATCCTGCCTTTTTGACTTCTGCGGTATATCACAGCATTAATACTGTCAAATCGTTTTTCAATCATATTCGGCAAGCTCAGCACAACAGGCTCTCTGTTGATAAATGCCTCTTTAATCTCCTCTGCTGTCATTACTTTCCTCCGGCGGCTCAAAAATATCTGATGTCACATATCTAAAACATCCGTCATAAATCAAAAATCTTATGTCATACCCTTGTTCATTTTGCGACTTGAACCTGCATACATCGTAAACCTCAAAGATTTCCGAAATATCTTCTTTGCACCTAACTTTAAACATCTGTATTAACCCTTAACCGCATACTTGCAGCACTTAATAAACTTCTTGCAGTTCTTAACAACACGCTTAAATCCGACTGCCTTGTTACAAAGTTTGTGATTGTCGAGGCTTTCCTTAACTTCTGCGACATAATTCAGTATGTCTTCAAGCCTTTCGGCTGTAACGGTGTCAAGTCCCTGCAACGATATAACCTCGCCGTCTTTAATGCAGATTTGTAAGTTTTCAAGCTTACTCATATCCATTTGCTCCTTTCTTGAGATTTTCGAGCAATTCACGCTCTATAATCACGCAGTCCCTCAGATAGCATTTTGTCTTGCTGTTAATGCCATAGACTGTATTATCATCTAAACAAATTGCTGTTTCGTATGATACTTTCATCATAAAGCGTCCTAAATCATCAGAGAACACATCTCCTATTTCGACATCCTTAAACGGATAGGTCGGTATGTCGTTAATTATTACATCCATCTTTTTTTATTCCCTCCTGCGTTTCGTTGTAAGCCTTTTCGAAGTAAGCTTTTGCATCTTCTTTGGATATTCTCCACTCACCGAACATCTTTGCCGCCGGCAAAATGCCCGACTGTGCTTTTTTCTTTAAACAATCAACCGAGAACCCCCAAAGAGTTGCCAACAACGGCAAATCTATGTAGAGCGGGACATCGTCCCAGTTGGTTACTGTTTTCTTAGCTTTCATGTAATCACCTCTTTGTTATGCATATTTAAGTTTTACTCTACTTAAAGTGGAGTTATCAGACGAAAAAATAACCTCATCAAGAGGCAATCCAACTATGGAACAAAAACTTAACGCTTCTTCGATTGTCACCTTTTCAGGATTTTTCTCAAGTTTTCTGTATTTATCTCTACAAATGTGCATTCTATCTGCAACTTCTCTTTGTGTGAGCTTAGCATTGAGTCTTGCTAACTCCATCGTATATTCCATTTTAAATTCCCCTTTCAGTGGATTGTAATTACACTATACTCTACTTTAAGTAGATTGTCAACCCCTTAAAGTAGATTTTTTTAGAAAAGATGTTGATTTTTTTCTACTTTAGGTATATAATCAAAGCAAGAGGTGATATTAGTGAGTACCTTAGGTGACAATATCAGAAAATATAGAATAATAAAACATATGACACAGCTTGATTTAGCTAAACTACTTAATGTATCAGATAAAACAGTATCATCATGGGAAACAGGCGAGAAAATTCCTCGAATGGGAAACATTGAAAAGATCGCTAATTGTTTCGGCTTAAATAAAACTGACTTAATAGAGGATACCTCAAAATCGAGGTTTAAAATTCCTGTACTTGGCAAAGTTATTGCAGGCTATCCTGTCGAGGCTGTTGAAAATATCATTGATTATGAAGAAATCACAAGCAAAATGGCATCCTTAGGCGAGTATTTTGCTTTACAGGTAAAAGGCGATAGTATGATGCCACGCTTTACTGAAGGCGATGTAGTTATCGTTCGTAAACAAGACGATGTCGATAATGGAGATATTGCAATAATGCTTGTTAATGGAGATGAAGCTACCATTAAGAAAGTACAAAAGTTTGAAGGTGGCATTAACCTCATACCTTCAAATCCAGCTTATGATGTTATTACATACACCAATGAGGAAATAGAAACATTACCTGTCCGTTGCTTAGGAAGAGTAGTAGAACTTCGTGCAAAGTTTTAAATATAAAAATTTTAATTACACATACAAGGAGGATGAACAATGAAATGTAAAAAATGTGGTGCAGAAATCTCGGATAAATCCAAATTCTGTGATAAGTGCGGAGAAAAGGTAGTTATTCCGATTGAACAAAAACCTCTGTTTACAGACAGTGAATCTGACATCAAGGAGAAATCAAATACACCATCGAGGTTTGAAGAAAAACCTGTTGAATCAACCGAACCAAAAGTAGAATGTCAGAAATGCGGTGCAAAAGTACCGGAGAGTTTCACTTACTGCGATAAATGCGGAGAAAAGATTGTACTGCCGCCTAAGCCTCAGCCATTATTTAAAGATAACTTTGAGGTTGGCAACAATAACACTCAGGTTGAAAATAAATCTCAAAATAAAGAAAAGAAAATCATTAAGATTTTAGCCGGTTCTCTTGCCGCAGTTTCTGTTATAGCGATTATCTCAATCGCAGTAGCTCTGACGGGTAACAAATCCGTTCAACCAGCTGTTGTGCCTACAACGCAGCATATTAACGATTATGATAAAACTTCAAAAATCGAAAGTTTTACATATAAAGAAGTTCCAACAGAAAAAGAAACCATGGCAGAGTCAAAAACAGAAACAAAGCCTCAATCTAAGCAGGAGTCTAAAACAGAGTCGAAAGTTGAATCAAAGGCGGAATCAAAAGTTGCAGATGATAAGCAAGATAATAATTTATCAGCAGACCAAACAAATGCTCTGCGCTCGGCTAAAGGATATTTGGCTGTTATGCCTTTTTCGTATCAAGGACTTGTTGAACAGCTTGAATATGAACAGTATTCTCACAACGATGCAGTTTATGCAGCTGATAATTGCGGAGCGGATTGGAACGAACAGGCTAAAAAGTCTGCAAAATCATATCTTAGTACTTCAGCTTTTTCCGAGAGTGGTTTAATAGAACAACTTGAATATGAAAACTTTACTCACGATCAAGCAGTTTACGGAGTAGATAATTGTGGAGCAGATTGGAACGAGCAGGCTGTGAAATCAGCAAAATCATATCTTAGCTTGATGTCTTTTTCAAGAGATGAATTAATAGAACAGCTTGAGTACGAAGGCTTTACTCACGACCAAGCAGTGCATGGAGTTGAACAGAGTTACTAATCGTATTATAGCTAAAATAAAAAATCCGCCCTGCTCGACTGGTCCTCGAACAGAGCGGAAAATCACCTACACAGGGTGCAGATGATACGATATTAACGCAATAATATTGTATCACACCCTTGTAAATTTTTCAATAATTAATTTACAAGGGATTTTTGCACCCTTTTTACATTAAAAAGGAGTGTTTATAATGAAAAAACGCAAAGACGGCAGGTATCAAAAAAATATCTATATCGGACGAGATGGAAACGGCAAAGCTATGTATAAGTCTGTATTTGGCAAAACGCAAGCTGAGGTTACACGTAAAGCAAATGAAATCAAGCTAAAAATCAGCAAAGGTATGGATATTCTTAGCGAGAATATGCCGTTCGGTGAACTCTGCGAAAATTGGCTGATATACAAAAAGGCTCTGCTTTCTTCTGATAAGCAGTATAAGAGTTATAAAACAAACCTTAAACCGTTTTCTGTATTAGGCGATGTTGCAATCAGCAAACTTGTAAAAGCAGATTTTCAATGTATCATAAATGACTATTTCGCACGAAATCCACATACAGGCAAACCGACTTCAAAGAAAACTCTGCGTGATTACAGAATGACCGCAAGGCAGGTGTTTGACTTTGCTGTTGAAAACCGCATACTTGACTACAATCCATTAACATATGTCAGAATACCGAAAAATGCACCTGTAAGCGAGCGCAGGGCATTGACCGAGCAAGAACAGCGGTGGGTTATGGAAATGCCACACAGAGCGCAACTTCCTGCTATGATCATGATGCTGTCTGGTTTAAGATTAAGTGAATGCCTTGCGTTGCAATGGTATGACATTGACCTTGAAAATGCTCAAATTAGTGTTCATCAAAAACTTGTAATGACAGGAACTCCGCACATTGTGCAAGGCGCAAAGTCAAAGGCTGGCATACGAACAGTCAATATTCCCCACACCCTTGTGGATTTTCTGAAAAATCAAAAGAACCATAAACAATCCGACTTTGTTGTACTTACAACAAAAGGGGAGTTCTTCTCAACAACAGCGTGGCGAGAACTGTGGGACAGCTATATGGCAGACCTCAATCTTAAATACGGAGATTTTTCCGAATATGAGCGAAAGCCAAAAAGTAAGTTCGACCCAAAAGGTGTTCCGTTTGTTATTGAAAGATTCACCGCACATTATCTAAGACATACTTTTGCTACAAACTTGTTCTTTTGCGGTCAAGATTTACTTTATGTCCAAAACCAACTCGGACACGCAAAGCCCGAAACGACTTTGAATATTTATACACATTTAGTGCAAACAAATCAGATTAAGAAAATCAATAAAATTATAGACCTAAACGATTACATCTCTGCGATTGCAGAACCGCAAAAAATGATGTTAGTCTGATGTTAGTCAATGTATAATAAAAACACGCTTGTTTACTGCACTTTTTCAAATTCTTGTAATGTTTCGTAATCAGTAGGTCGACAGTTCAAGTCTGTTCACCAGCTCCAAAGCAAAAACCGCATAACCAAGCCGTTTTTTAGGTGTTTGGGTGCGGTTTTTCT